GCGGTGGTCATGTCCAGCGCCATGCCTAGTCCTTCCGGTCGTTCACTCTTTCTATGACTCTAGCTTCAATCACCTGCAGATCCTCCAGCAGCTCCCGGTCATCCTCTGACCCATACAGCTGCATCACCCAGCGCACGGCGCCATAGTCCAGCCCAATGATGCCTGAGGCACCGCCACGCCATTGTGTTTGAACCTTTAGGAACAGGTCAACAGCGGGCCACGTCTCCGGCCAAATCAAGCAATCCTCGTCACGCTCAACAGCAGGCAGCTCGAGCCCGAAGGCTGCAGCATCAGCAATGGTTTCATCAATGACGGCGCCGCCTGCCCAGTGGTCGGCAGCGCAGATTAGTTTTTTCTCTTCAGCTCCACCAGAGAGGCGAAGTACGCCTCAATCAGGGCGCCGGCCAGCATCGGCACGTCTAACAGCTGCGCCTTTACGGTCTCGCTGTAGGGCACCTCATCACCATCGCCATCGACGATGCCAGACCAGCCCACCAAGATCTCATCAGCGATGCTCTGATCCGTCACACCATTGTCCAGATCGTCGCCCTGCTCAGCAGCTTTCACACGTTGCTGCACCAGCTGCTGAATCTCATTGATCCTGGTCTGTGGCAGCCGCTTGAAAACTGCGTCAAAACTGGACTTCTCACGCTTCCCACCATCAGCCGGCAGCCTGATGCTTACTGGCCAGCTGTAGCTTTGCGACTGGTTAAGGACGAACGCCACGCGATTAGGTGTAAACCAAACTCATTTCATCATTGCCTGCATTAGTCGGAATGGCAATGAACGGCATGTTCAGCATCTGGATCCCGTCACTATCGCTGTAAGTCAAGTTGCCCAGGTCTGACTGAGCCGTGGTCGTCGTGATGATATTGCCAGCAGTCTGGCCATGCTGAAATGTAATGCTGCCAGTGTTAGGCCCGGTGGCCTCAGCAAAGAAATCCTTGGCGGCGATAGTCGGAGCCTCGATCACCACAGTGCCGCTAGGTGCGCGATCAGTTATCAGGATCTCTTTCGTGCAGCCAACTAGCTCGCGGTAAATAACGTTATTTTCGAGGCTGAAGCTATAGCTCATCAGGCAACCTGCATATCCAAACGCGCTGAAGTTCGTAGTATTGCCTTCCTTAAACAGAACCGGCTGCTCTTGGTTCACATAGGTCACAGTTGGCAGCGAGACATCAGTTGGATTGGAGTAGATGCCAGTCATCGTGAAACTGATGACAGGGATCTGCCCTACCTCACCAGTAATTTCAAAAGTCCCACGGCAGCCAGTGACTTTGTGACGAATGCCGTCTTGGTGGTAATAGATCGTGCAGCTCTCAAATCCTGTTGACTCTGGCGCATAGGTAACGCTTGTACTTAGCACCTCGGTCTCACTCATGCCGCAGCTCCGCAGCACTGGGCCATAGGCCGGCGCTGTGCCAGCTGTGCCGGAGCCGGCAAACTCAACCTCAAACGTCACCTCTACACGGGTTTGGCTTAAAAGCTGGTCAGATTGCCCGAGATATGGCCTGACAAGCTCGCGGCTGACTGTTTCTGACAGCAAAGGCTGTATCTCAAGATTGCGGACCAGAATCGCGTTTGATGATCCAGTCGGAGTTGGGTCAACGCCATAGCTAGTTTCGATCTTGGCGAGGATCGTGCGCCGGCGAGTTAAGACTGATGCCATGGGTGGCTACCACTGAGATGTGCAATGGGCGCCATGGCCCTTCTAGCAGTCATCGTAGCTAAACCGTTAAGTAGTCAAATCAGCCACCTGCGTGCGATAACGCACGACGTAGTCACAAGAAATCACTCCGGCAGGCTGGTCAGCTTCAACAAGCTCAAAATTCACCAGGCTTGGTTGGACGTCATAGGCAATGCCGCCAAGCGTCAGGTCTGTCATCAGCTTGGTGTGCATAGATGAGACAGTGGCATCAGCGAGCTGGTCAGGGATGTTGCCTCGAACGATCACGGCAATTCGCACGGTCAGGCTCCAGTCCAATTTCGGCAGACTTGTGTTCTGCTGCGCCTGATCAGTGATCGGCTCAATGACGATGGCTGGGCTTTCCTGCCGGGCCAAAGGTTCAACCCTGCTGCGATAGATACGTGTTCCCACTCCAGCAGTTCCGGTCAGCACGGTGCGGATAGCAGTTAAGACCTGCTCGCGCTTGGTCGTCATGCCTTCACCTCTATGGCGCTGATCCTTCCGCGATGAAACTGAATCGTTGTAGTGTCGCTTGTGTTTGACACGTACATTGCGACTTCATCGTTTGCATCAAGTTCAACCATCCAAAAGCAAAGCAGTTTTGCAATTTGGCCCGATGAGCCGGAGAACGCACGACATTCAGACTGATCGATGCCTACGCCATTTTTCGCGAGCTTGATTCCTAACGTGTGGTTGTTCCCTGCGTAGGCATCCATGCTGGCCTGCACCTGAAACAACTTTGTGGCGCCGCTTGTATTTTTGATTGCAAAAGCATCGCTAGTGCCTAGAGAAGTCTGATAGCCGGTGCTGGTGTCATAGACAGCAGTCAATCCAGTGCTTTGGTAAACACCAGCACTGGCAATCGTGATTGTGCCTGTTGTTGTTTTGCTGGCCTGGCCACGAGCCAAAACACCTTCGATGTAGTAGCTGAGGCTGCTCCATGCAAGCGTACCGTCTCCAACTTTGTATTTGCGGGTGTCGGTCTCGATCCCCATCTCACCGGCCAACAGGACTGGATTCTCTGAAGTCCAGTTCGCTGCTGTATCGCGACGCAGCTGTATTCGTGCAATGCTGCTCATGCTGCTCCGCCGTCGATCACGTTGCCTTCAACGTAGCTAGTGCCTGCGCTGCCACCGTCTAAGCCAGGGTCAAGCTGTGCATTGCGAAGGTCGTCGATGACATCATCAACATCACCGCCATCGATTGCCGTGTTGGATTGCTGCAAAGTAGTTGCCACGCTGCGCATCAAACCGATCTGGCAGAACTGGCCATCATCAATCAATCGCGTTTCACGCACGGTGTAGGGCACGCCATTGACATTGACTTCACTGCCGTATTGCAAATCGCTGAAGTCTGCAGCCTTTGCCGTCAGTGTGTAATCAGTGCTCAGCACCTGATCACCGGCGATCATTTCCATCGGCATATCAAGGATGCCCAATGCAGAAACGGCGCCAGCTGTAACGCTGACGCCAAAGTCTGCCAAGAACGCATCAAGGTTCTCGGTCAGTGCCATCAGCCGTACTTCTTCAGGCCGAAACCGAAGCAAGTCACATCAGAGCTGGCTGTGCCAGTCTCAGCTGTGCAGCTAAGGCGGATGTAACGCTTGAGGTCGTTGCTGTTGAGGGTGATCACCTCTTTGTAAGCAGCATTGCCGATAGCAGTGAAGCTACCGCCAGTGGCCGCGGTATAGGTGATGTTGTCAGCAGACTCTTCAATGCGGAAGGTCAGATCAGCAGCAGCACCGGCAGCAGTACCGGACAGGATGATCTGAACATCTCCTTCATGCCCAGCCAAATCAACACCAGTTTGATCACCGACAGCGGTGATGGTGGTGGTGGCCAGAAGTGTGAAGTGCTGGAGCTTGTCCAGCGTTAGCTCATGCAGTGCCATTGGACTTAATACGACGTTTGCGTGGTTTGCGTTGAATAGGCTCAAGACCCTTCGCCGTTTCAGTTTCTGCAGGCTCTGCCAATGTTGGTTCAGCCTTGCCACTGTTGATTAGCAGCCTGGCATCACGATCACTGACATCAACCAAATCACCAACCCTTGCAGGCTGGCCAGAAATTGAGGTTTGGCGCAGAATCAGGAGCCTCATGATCACAAGGTGTTGTTACCGCGGCAGAAGGATTCAGGATGACGAACAGCCACATCAACGTCCTGCATAGCAGTCACACGCACGCTTCCACTCTTGTCAAGAGAGTAAGGATTGACTTGGATGTCTAATGCACCCCACATGCCCATGATCATCTGATTCCAGACACCCATGAACACGTCGCCAGTCTGAACCTGATTCGAGCGAACAACGTTGTAGCCGTTGACAGTGTTGCCGGGTTCAAGGATGAACTGAGCGGTGTTGCTAGCCTTCTCGGTGGTCTTGAATCCACCATAGATAGTCGAGTTGGTCAGATAGGACATAGCGCCGATGTCTGCGTTGTCTGCAGCAATCTTGCTTTCCATGCTGACAATCTCGGGGTATGTCGGATTGTTAGCGTTGAAGTCCTCTGTGTTGATTCCGGTAACGAACTTAAGGCCCTCGGGCTGACTGCTGGAGCCGGTGCCGTATAGAGCAGCGCGGTCGATCTCAAGGGCGACCTTAGTGGCCAGTTCGGTGCGGACCATCTGCTCAACATCGATGCTGGACTGCAGCATCAGGCGACGGCTGAACACTGTGGCAGCAGCAAGAGTTTTGGCGACCAAAGCCACTTGATCGACGCTGGGCTGCGATTCTGTTACATCGCCTCCCTCAGCTAGCCAGTAAGTGTCAGCGGGGCCGGTCTGGCGGGGGATCGCAACAGGGCCTTGGAGCCCGGTCAGCATTGTGACTCCAAGAGAATCCAGTGCCAGCCGGTTGCGTAGCAGCTCGATGAAGCTGCCTGGGCGTGCATCGGTAAAGACCAGATCGCCAGCGCCGGAGGCAACGCCAACAGTCAGGTCACGTTGCAGGACCTCGTTAGGGGCCAGGATGCCACGCGGGGTGATGCCCATGCGTTGCGCAGTAGCTTCGCTTACCTCACGCTCGAAAGCAGCTGCCTCATGTGCAGCGCGATCGCCGGGCAGCATCTGTGCGCGAATGGCACGCACGAAGCTGAAACTACGTGATTCCTTTTCGGTCAAGCCGATGTCAGCAGAACCACCAGAGGCGATTGGCTGAGCAGAACGGGCAGGAGTGGCAGGAGCAGCAGGCTGGGCAGCAGGACGCTTAGCGATTTCGGACAGGACCGAGCGCATTGCATCAGATTCAGAGGCACCAGATTCGATCAGGCTTTGCGCCAAATCGTCGGCCTTGTGCTCACGGCAAAGAGAAGTAATGGTGGCGACGCGCGTGCGCTCATCGGCCGCAGCCTGAGCCCGCACGGCCTCCATGTCGATGGTGGAGGGATCCATTGGGTTTGTTTCGTTAGGGGTCGAGGGTGCGGCAGATGCCGCGGCAGCACGCGGAGGACCGGCGCTGCTGTTATGGCCGGCCTTGCGGCCTTGGCCAACGGTGTGATCAGCAGGGATGCTGACAGCTGATACTTCCATAGGTGTGAATTTAGTCACTACCGCAAAGCCTTCACGGCTGGAGGTGTCCAAAGGCTCGTCGATTGAATACATAAACGACACATTCCTGATAGTCCCGCTTTCCCAGTCTTTCCGGCGTTTATATTCTTCGCTGCCTTCGGTTCTGGTGTTAGGGCTCCATCGCGTGCGTACACGTCCGCGGCGATCGTCGCCCATCCATGCACGCTCTACCACTCCTAAAACAACTTCAGGGTTGTGGTTCCATAGCCACGGCGCAGCGCCACTGTTCAGGCGCTGCATGTTCATTGCTTCAGGTTCGTGGCTGAGCACTTCTAGGCCAAAGTAACGCTCAACCGGCTGCTCTGAGCTGAAGGTGAACTCAACAACATCAGGATCATCAGCGGCACGTGCAACCTCTGCGACTATTGCCGAGCGGTATAGAGGCTGTTGGTTTAATTCGCGCAGTTCCACTTCCTGCTCCTTTGATCTTGCTTTCATGCTATCGGCAACTTTACCTGAAATTATTGACTCAGAATCGTCTTCGTAATTTGCTGTTGTTCGTTCTTGTGCGGCCTTAATTGATGATGATTTGGCGTTGCTCCATCGTTGACCAGGATCGCCGCCCCATGCCGCCCATGCCACTCGGCCAGCTGACGGGTATCCATCTTCTCCGGGGGTAAAGCCTTCGCCTTGCTTGTCCACCTCATGCCGGGCAAACCATGCCGCCATCGTGATAACGGTATCCGGGCTTAGTTCATTGCCAGAAAGGATCTGGCTGGCCCTGCGTGCTGCCACCTCTGTGCCGCCTTGCTCTCCATCAGACTTCCAATCGCGATAACGCTGAGCCTCTTCCCTCATGCCCTCAGTCGGCATCAGGTTGATGTCAGTACCGTTCACGTTGGCCATCAGGCTGCTGTCTCCTCTTGATTAGGTGGCTGCTCCGGCGTCGCGTTGGTGGCGCCGGCCAACTGATCGTCTGCAGGGTTAGTATCGAACTGCAGGCCCAGCTGCTCGGCCCGATCAACTTCTGCAGCACGTGCGGTTAGCAGGTCTTCAATATCGCCGCCACCTTCTGCCACCACTTCGGCTTGAGTCTTGAAGCCGGCTCTGACGGCCTTGCTATAGGCCTCAACCTCTTTGTTCGGGTCAACCCAGGCCCAGCCCCGTGGGTACCAACGCACTGCCTCGTAACGCTCTGGCATGGCCTCATAGCCGGGCAGGTTTAGCTGTCCGACTCCAACAGCTGCAGTAAGCCAACGATCAAAGACAGGTTGCAGCAAGTGCTCGATAACGTAATCCTGCAGCATCCGCCAATGCTCGCGATCCTCCAGCAGGCTCAGCCTGCTGCTGCTGTAGTTGCTCTGACTGAAATCGCGGCTGATGGTTTCAAAACTGCAGCCGATAGCTGCAGCCACGCCGCGGAGCATGGCACGCAGAAACGGCTCGAATTGACCGTCTGGAGCATCCAATTGCGGGATGCTGACGGTTTCGCCAGGGGCCAAGTATTTGAAGACACCTGGTTCGAACCGTGTGACCTGATCACCGTCCTCTACATCGTCGCCATGTAGTTCGCCTTCAGGCGACTGAATGAAACCCATCAGCGAGCTATTGGCACGGGCCCGCACCACCTCTGCTTCTTCATAACCAGAGAGATGATGCAGGCGTTTTACGGCACTAGCGGCCCAGGGCACGCCACGAGTTTGGCCAGGGCGATCGGTGATGAACAGATGAATGATCTGATCGGCTGGCACCTCGGTGACGCTGTAGCCAATCCCATTTGTCAGATCGCCGGGGTGCCGATCGCGAAAGGCGTAACTGATCGGCCGCCCCCAGCGGTTAACGCGGACACCCATGCGCCACTCGTTGCCGTTGGCATCAGGGCCACTGGTCTTCCCTTCATCGCAGAAATCAGACTCAATGATCTCTAGAGCAAGCGGCACACGGCTGCGACCGAATGGCTCATCAATTACGCGAATAAATACCTCGCCGGATTCAGCAATCGACTCAACCGCTAAGCGCAAAATCTCAGAAAGGCTGAGTTTTCCAGCTACATGGCATCGATCGCAATGGCCCCAGTTTGTCCAAGCTGTTTCGATTCGTCGGTTGATCGTTTCGTTTAGCCTGCCACCTCGCTGCATCATCACGCGAGACTGCATCCTGATGCCGCGGCCAATCACATTGGCGCCGATCGCACGTATTGCCTGCCTGACATAGGGCGAATCACGACGAAGCTGGCGTGAACGATCGCGCAGCTTGATAATGCTGCCGTCAATTTCGGTATCGGCGCTAGTGCTGCTCGTGACCCACCCATGGGTCAAACGATTGACCATTGCACCTTCATACGCTCGGCGCTGGCGTGGCTTCACGGCCTTCTGTTCTGGCGTAGATGCTGCCTTCTGGGGTGCCATCAGCCAAACCTCACAAACATGTTTTTAGGATCACCAAGGCCCTGAGCAGCTCTTTCAGCAGCACGCTCACGCGCAACGATCGCTTTCAGTTGCGACTCACGTTCCATTAGTTGACCGAGATC